GGGTCTCCTCTACGCAAATTAATTTACTACCATATATTAAATGGTTAAGAACTTACCTTCGGTGGAAAGATCTACCAAGATTAGGTTTGGTAAACACGTACCTGACTCCAATGATCAGGAGGAAAATACCATTGTTTTCAATGCAAGTAACGTGGTGGTTCCAACACCTTATTCTAATGCCGTATATCTTTCCCCCATTCGTAATAGAACAGATTACCAGGCTCCTGAAATTGTACTTTTAATGTACGACCGAAATACCAAAGAAATTACAGAATCCGGTGAATCCGCGAACGCTCTCATCGGTGGTTCTACATTTGACACTGTAGTGAATCGTAATAACGCGACATCAAATACCGTTCAGTATATAGGTGCATTAAATAATGTTGGTTTTGTCACAAGTTCAAATGTTGGTTTATCAAATCTTGATCCACAACACACTGTGAGTGTTGGTTCAAATCTTTACATTGATGAGTTCGGTTCAAATGTTTTGGTTGTTTCTGGAAATGTCGCTGTGCTCAAAGACATGACTGTAGAAGGTAACCTCACTGTGAACGGGGGTACCACTTTGATCTATACCGAAAATACATCTATCAAAGATGCGTTCATAGAACTTGGTCGGGACAATACTTCTGGTGACACCACACTTGATTTGGGTGTTCTCATGCATAGACCCGATGCGTTGTCAAATGTCGTCATTGGTTATAGAGAAGGGAATGACGAATTTGCAATTGCCTATACTGATGCACAACCAACGGATAAAACTTTTACTCCAAAAACCGACGAAGACATTAATGTTCATGTCTATGGTCTCACCCATGTAGATGCCAATATTTATGCTCACGAAGATGTTCTTGTGGATGGAAATGTGTATGTGTCTGGGAATACATCGGTCACTGAAGAACTGACTGTCTCTGGAAATGTGTATGCTGATAAGGATCTTGAAGTCGTGGGTAATGTGTATGTAGATGGAAATGTTGTAGCCTACAAGGATCTCACACTCTCTGGCAACGCTTATGTCTCTGGAAATGTCAATATTTCCAATCAATTAAGTGTCTCTGATAATGTATATGTATCCGGTAATGTTGAAGTGACGGAGTCCCTAATTGTGAGTGCCAACACACACCTCAAGGGTGACAATGTCTTCATCACCCACACAATGGACTTTTTAGATCCAACGACTGCTATTGTGACTGATCAAGTTTCAAATGTTCAGATCCGTTTGGGTCAATTGGAGAATGTGGCAAACACTGCTTCAAATCCACTCATAAATCAAGTACTTACATATGACCAAGACAACAGTGAGTGGTCTAACGCATACCCCGATCAGACAATCGTTTTGGTTAAGAATACTTCCGGAGCGCTTATGACAAGAGGTCAAGCAGTTCATGTTACTGGTTCTAATGGAAATAACATGTTTGAGGTTGAATTGGCGGATGCATCCGATGCCTCTAAGATGCCCGCAATCGGTATTGTTTATGAAAATATACCAATTAATGGAGAGGGTGCCGCTGTTACATTTGGTAGAGCTAACGGAATAGACGGAATATCCGAATTTACAAACGGTGACACACTTTATGTTGCAAGTGGTACTCCAGGTGGTTTAACAAATGTAAAACCGTACGGAGTTGATCTTGATCTCATTCAAAATATTGGTGTCGTTGTTAATAACAGTTCGGGTGTCGTGTTCGTGACAGGTATTGGTCGCGCGAATGATATTCCAAATGCGAGGATTATCACAGACTACAATGACATGCAATATGTCTATGTAAATAGCGAAAACAATGATTTGAAGAAAATTACTTCTGCGAACTTGAACATTCCACTCACAACAGCTGTGAGTAGTTCAAGCAATTCCGCGGCAAATGCGGTGACCCTCCGAGGTGTGAGTATTACTTCCGGTGATGGTTTCCATGGTGACCTTGTGGTTGCTGGAAATGTAACCGTTGATACGAACACTTTCAAGGTTGATGCGGAGGCTAACCGAGTTGGTATCTTGACAGCGTCACCCGGACAAACCCTTGATGTGAGAGGTGATGCGAATGTGGGTACTTTCACAACTACAACGGGTACGGTGACGGATGGAACACACTCCACCTCCAAAGATACTGGTGTTCTTGTATTGACCCAAGGTGGTCTTGGCGTTGAAGCGAATATCCACTCTACAAATGTTTTCGCAGCTTCACACATTGCTGTGGGTACTTCGGAGACTTCAAATGTATTTGATGTTAGAGGTACAGCCAATGTTGGGGCACTTGTCACTACATCTACACACATTTCAGATTCAACTGCGGCAACTTCAAAGACAACTGGCGCTCTTCAAGTGACTGGTGGTGTTGGCATTCAAGGGGACATTCATGCGACACACGCCAATCTTGAAGATGTGGAGGCTGATAGTGTGACCGTGACCGATGCTACCGCAGCATCGAATAAAACCAGTGGCGCTCTTAAAGTGACTGGCGGTGTTGGTGTTCAGGGAGACCTATACGCGACAGATGGTCATTTCAGCACTGATGTGAGTGTTGGATCCCTCACAAATACGAAGATACCATACGCCAATGCGAGTAAGATTTTAACAGATTCTCAAATTTCACAAGAAGCTGATGGAACTGTTGTGATTTCAAATGATGTTGAAATTAGCGGTAGCTTACTTGTTCAAGGTGAATCGTTTGAAGTATCTGCGGGACAACTTGTTGTTCAGGATCGTATCATTGATATCGCTAATACGAACCCAGATCACGACCTTGATATTGGTATTTTGATGGAACACCCTGGACACAATATCGGCATAATTCATCATGACACAGATGAACTCACAATTGGTTATACACAGTCTGGTTATAAAGATACTCATGTGTATTGGGACACTTCAAATCACATCACCATGAATGTGTGGGGTCATGTCATCACACAAAACACAGTGACTGTTGAATATAATGATGTCTATATTGTTGGGGGTGGTCTTGGTATTGGTATTGGTGATCGGGGAGATGGGACACCCGACGCAAACATTCATGTGGTTGGTAATGTCTTTGTGACATCAAATATCACAACAAGTTCAAATGTTCTTGTGAACGGTGACGCAGCGGCTACTTCAAAGACAACGGGTGCCCTCCAAGTAACGGGTGGTGTTGGTGTTCAAGGGGATATCTATTCCACAAATGTAACGGGATCTGGAACCGTGAAGGGTGATACTTTGACAGGGACCAATCTATATGGTACAATTGCTGGCTCCAATACAGCTGCCGTGAGTGACTTAACAGCCACAGGTACTGTAAAGGGTACCACTTTGACGGGTACCAATCTGTATGGTACATTGTCTGGCTCGAATACGGCATCTGTGACCACTTTAACGGCGTCTGATACTACAGTGGCCGATTCGACTACCACCGGCGCTCTCACCGTCGCCGGTGGTATAAGTACACAAGACAATGTTTATGTTGGAAGAAATGTATTTATTACTTCAAACTTGAATGTGGATGGGAGTACTCTACATGTGGATAGTATAACTAACAATGTTGGTATTGGGAAGACAAACCCTGGATTTACTTTGGATGTTGATGGTGATATAAACTTCAGTGGTACATTTTATGAGGGTGGGGTAGAATTTGTAAGTTCACCATGGACAATAGAAACTGTGCCAGACGCTTTGAGTTATACAGCTGGTAATGTAGGTATAGGCACCGCAAACCCAGACTCGACTCTTCAGATAACGGGAAATACATATGTCAGTTCCAATCTTCAAGTTGGTGAAGTTGCGAACTTGTATGTTGATACAGAAAATAGTCGAGTTGGTATAGGCACAAACGCCGCCGAAGCCACTCTTCACGTGACTGGTAACATTTATTCAAGTTCAAATATTATCGCATACGAAATTGAAGTTGCTAATGTGACAACTACAAACTTAATGATCGATACAGTGACTGTTTCTGCTACATTATCACTTGATAACGCTGTCAATGTGTCAAATATAACATCTAATACGGTTCAGTTTACAAATTCAAATGTCAGTCTTGTGACTACAAGTAATATTCACGTTGGAGGTATAGCAAAACAAAGTAGCGTACCTGCGTTTACGGTGAGACTTACAGATGGTTCTGTGACAGGTACAGGTGTCGTAGATTACAATCAAGTTGATACAGATAATACGAGTAGCTACACAACTTCTGATGGTAGATTTACAGCGCCAGTTGCTGGACATTATTTCTTTAGCGCACACGGAATATGGCAAGATGATGAAACTATTTATGATTTTACAATCAATGGTACAAGACAAAACATCAACTCATTGTGTAACTCTCCGTCGGCAAATTATTTACAATGTAATATATCCGCGGTTCTAAATTTAAGTGTTGGAGATTACGTTAGCCTTTACCAAGTACAAGGTGGTACGTTTGGTACAGATAACAACGTATTTACCGGATTTTTCATTGGTTAGTTTAAAAATAAACTCTGACATTAATAGAAGATGGCGACCCATATAATTAATTTTCCAGGTGCCGATATACACACTAGTAAAATAAAATCGTCGTCAGGCGAGTTTACAAGTGATGGTAATCTATCACTCTTGACAAGTGGTGGTGGTACAACAAATCTTACTGCTACAAGTGGTGGTAATATTGGTATTAATAAAACAGTTCCAGCATTTACTTTGGATGTTAATGGTGACATAAACTTTTCGGGTGACTTGTATCAAGGAGGGTCTGAGTTTGTGAGTACACCATGGACAATAGAATCGGGTCCAACTGCGTTGAGTTATACAGATGGTAATGTGGGTATAGGTTTGGAAAATCCAGCATATGCCTTAGATGTTGGTGGTACTTCCAATGTGGGAGACCTCACAGCAAACACAGTAACTGTGCCAAACAGCGGCAACTTTATTATGAATAGTAAAAAAATTATTGAAGCCAGTGGCCTCAATTGGGATTCAGCAAATAGTAGATTGGGTATTGGAACGGGTATCCCACAAGAAAAACTTGACGTGCGTGGTACTATCGTGGCTCCGGTTGTGGCGTATACTTCCAATCGAGATGCTCCGTACCTCATCGCAGCGTCGACTGGCTACACCGGAGCGTCTACAAACTGGGGAACTTATGGGATTCAGCACAGAATAAAGAGTAATAGTGGTGGAACACCGAGAGTTACGATAGATACACCAATTGCTGGTGAAGCATTTTGTGTAACCAATAATGGCAGTGTCGGAATTGGGGAAGATGCGCCTGTCGCTAAATTGCATGTGCATGGTGGTATAGTTACAAATGCTGATAAAATTGCCAGAAAAACTTATTCTCATTCAGGGAGTATAGCGAATGGTACAGCACCAGCAAACGCAAAACTTAGGGTGACTTTTGGGTATAGTACATTCTATGCAAAAATTGTTGCATTCTTATATGAAGGAGATTATGATTTCAGTACAATAGTAGCTGAATGTTCGGGTGGAACTTGGAGTGGCGGACTCAGTACTCAAAATGTAACAGTAGGTACAAATAATATATTTGGTCCAACAGCCGCAAATCCATGGAGTTCAACTATTACAACTGGACGGGACTGGATAGAATTTATACCTTCACAAACCATGGCGAGTGCTGGTAACTACCATATATCCATTGAATATATAGGTAATAATAAAGTTACCAATTTAGCTTTTGGTGGTTCTACGGCTTATACTCCTCCATATTAATTCAAATTATATGAATGTGCTAAATAGTATTTAAAAAAATATACTTAACTATAAGTAATGACTTCAATAATTAAGACTTTCAATGGTGATATTGTGATTGAAGGTGATCTCACACTTTCCGGTTTTTCCAAACCTTATGTTCCAATAGATGGAATAGTATTATGGTACGGAAGTGTGGCTAATGTACCACCTGGGTGGGCTGTGTGTGACGGAACTAACGGAACACCCGATTTAAGAGACAAATTTATTTTAGGTGCGGGTTCGACTTATAATTATGGTCAAAGTGGAGGAAGTGCCAATGTCACT